GTATACTCTCTCCGCACCCAACACTTGAAGTGTGGGATGTTGCTTTGTAAATAAGCCATTCATTACTTCTTTTTCTTTGTCTTCGTTACAGTAAAACCGTTTTTCTTTAGCAACGCCTTGGCTGATGCTATAGTCATGGCAACACCACCATTTTTCATAGCAATACGACCGCCCTTTTTCTTCATAGCGATTCTGCCACCTTTACTCTTCATAGCAATACGACCGCCTTTGCTCTTCATAGCAATACGACCGCCCTTTTTCTTCATAGCCATTTTTTTTCTTTGTCGAATCATTTTGTTTTTCTCCTCTTTAATGATTGAACTCTTCTTGGTTTACCCGCAGGTTGACCAATTCTCTTCTTCTGAGATATCCTTTTTCTTTTTTCAGAAGCCGTCATCTCGGAAGCCGTTTTAGGGGTTTTTTTGCTTACCCTTTTAGAAGGTCTGCAATAGGGAGTACCCCTCTTTTCTCCTTTTTGTCTACCACACGCCTTACCTGTTCGAACATCTTTCCAGTCCTCTTTAAACCATCTCTTGAGGGCAAGTCCCTTTTTTGTTTTACGAACAGCCATTACACCAACACAGTCTGCTTTCTCTTTTTGTTTTCAACCATGCCACAGCCTCTAGCAATAATAACGCTCTTACCGTCTTTGAAACCTTTTGGTAGTGGTCTTTTCCTTGGTTGATCTGCCTCTATGGTTCCACCCGTAGCTTTCTTTTTTGTGGACTTTCCATAGTTGGCTGCTCCAACTTTTCGACATTTTGCAATGGCACCGGAAGCATACGCTGAAGGAAAAACCCTATAGCGAGATTTCACCTTATGGTAACACGCATCTTTTTTACTTCCAGACTTTGACACTTGCTTCGCCATGTTTGATCTCCTTATTGTCATACGTTGCACTCCTCCTAATAAAGTCCTCCCAAAGAGGCTTTAGCATATCGTTATTTTGTTGAATTTTTACGGACATGACCTCAGTCCTTTTGTCAAGAGTGATTAAAGTGACTGCCATCCAAGACAAAACACCAAAGACTCCCATTGTGGTGACACCTACTATTACTTCTTTCATCAACATCTCCACCGTCTTCTAGCCTGTCTCAAACGGCTGTTTGGATCTTTTGCCGCCTTTGGAAACTTCTTCATTTGACCTGCACTTCTAGCACAGTAAGACTTACGTCTTGACTTGTCTTTAGCTGTTAAGTTCTTTTTCTTCGTAACAGCCGTCTTTAACTTACTACCAGGATTCTCTCGACGATATCTAGCCACACCTGCTTTAGTCATTCCCGCTCCCTTTTTAGTGGAGCGGAAATACTTCTTTGTCTTAGGTGGTTGTTTATCCCGCTTACGCTCAGCCATAATTCTTACGCATGGCTAAGATAACAGTGTATGTGTCTGTGTTATCGTGACCAACAGTTGTAAACTGAATATCACCAGTTTTACCACTACCCGCGTTATTAGGGATACCGCCAAAGTCTGTATAATTATGATGACCACTTTGGTTCTCGCCAAGTTGTATCGCCAGAACATCCGATGTAGCGTCAAAGAAAATACTTACTCGCATTCCTGTGCACTGCCACCATATCTGTTCAATAGAAACCCCCGTGCATGTCGCTCCGTCCGTGCCTTTAGCTAAAGCACTGACATCAACCTTAGTTACAGCACTTTCGCCAGAGCCGTCACTTATGTTGGTGAACTTCATTACAACTTGTTTAGGGCCATCAATTATCGTTTGTGAGGCTACTGCATCAGCCATGTTGACCTCCTTAATATACTGAGTATTCTAGCTCTACTGTAAACCTACCTGCTGTGATATCCGCGTTTACTGTTGTAGTGGCTCTAGCATATAGATGCACATTTGCAACAGCTGCCGTTACGTTTGGCACGAAGATGTGATAGTTACCTGCTGAATTGTTGAAGTTAACATCAATCTCTGTGATAGACTGTGTGGCACTTAGCTGTTCATTAAAAGATGTCACGCCTGCACCAACAATCTCTGTACCTGATACGGCTGCGTTTGTAGCTGTTCCAGAAGTAGAGCTTAACGCTAGGTTACCCGCAAGGGTTTGACCTGCTGCTGTGGTAATTCCAATCAACGCTCTGTGTACAAATATCTTTGATGGAGTTACCAGATCATCAGGAGCATCTACGTTTAATGTTCCTAATTCTACAAGACAATCACCATCTGCGTACGCTGTTGAAGCAGCGTTTGTGCTCGCAAGGGTTCCCGCGAAAGATTGTATCTTTCTTGTACCCATAGATATAAGTTGACCTGTTGCATTTACTGAAAAACCAGTTTCAGTTACAGCACCAGTAGTGGTGCTTTTATTGATGGTTTTGAAACCACCTTCAGATCTGACTGGACCTGAAAAAGTTGTATTAGCCATGTGATTCTCCTTGTCTTGGCAAATGTCAGTCACGTTATGTGACTGTCAAGGTTAATATAATTAATAGTAGATTACTTTTACACAAAAATAAAGGGCGATTTTACTCGCCCTTTAAAGTTTGGAGGAAAGACATGAAGCCTAGGCTCCAGGTGACCCAAACACACATCGTGGATCGGAGAAACCGAAGGAATATCTCTCACGAGCCTTATAACGCATGTTGCCTGTATCGAAGTCAGCCTCCATGTTAGTTGACAAAGGTGTTCTTTCAAAATGTAAGAAACCTCTTGGAGTATCAGTCAAGATGAAGAACGCATCTGAGTCTGTTAAGAAGTCCATCACGGCATAGCCTTGTGACATCATTCCTCTGGACTGAATAGCATTCACATCATTGTCTGATGATCCTGGTCGTAGTGTTGAAGCTGTAAGCCTCTCCGCAACGAACTGCAACTGTCGTGGAACTATTAGTTTTGTACCACGCAGTGCTACCTTTAGACCTCGCTCATCTACGAAACCTGCGATGTTAATCAACGCATCTTCCAGAGATGTTTCGTTAAGGTCAGCGGCAGTTGACGGTTCGTTTGAAAAAGTTCCTCCATTGATCAACGGGTGATCAGTGGCACACAACTCTTTTCCATCTCCACCAGTTACGGAAGAGTCAAAAGCGTTGTTGAGAACGGCCGCAGCTTTTACCTGCTTTGTGTGAGACATTGATCGGGCAAGTGCTCTTGTATATCTCGCAGAGATTCGGTCATAGAGATTATCCTCTACGGCTTCCTCTGTGATCGCAAAAGCCAAAGCAATGGTTTCATGGTTGTATCGAGCAGTGAAAGACTCGTTTGCATCATCAAATGATACTCCTGAACCTTCTTGCTTGACCGGGGCAGCCCCGAAACCAGAAAGCATTACCTCTTCTTCAAATGCTCGATCTGAAGACTCGGTTGTGTAAATTTCAGAGTGTTGGTTCTCGTATCGACCATACTCCATACCAAAGAGGGCGTTTAAACCTGGTTCTAACTCTTTGGCTAACTGTGCTCTAGATATCGCCATAGTTATACCCCCTTATGAGATTGCTGCATCAGGATCTCCAACAGAACTGAAGAAGACATGATTATTAAGTTTAACAATATACTGAATACCTGCAGCACTGTGGTCTTGATTCTCGACATCCTCTTGAATACCTAGGATCAACAAAGGATTTGACGGATCAGAATCCTCTGCTGTTGAGATATCAATCTGTGCAGTTGATATACCAGTGGTTGTGCTTCCCGCAGTGGCGTTCTCTATTTCAGCAGTTTTAAACACATCAGCTTTTGCAGTTGCTCTATCAGTATTTGTACCATCAGAGCAAATAATGAATCGCTGCATTGGGTTGTCGTATACGAAACCCTTGATGTCGTGATTAGTATCTGCTGACCCAGAGCCGGGCCAAGTGTTGGAAAATTTTAGTTTTTTTGTAGTGTTGTCAACATATTCACAGCCGGCAAACACGCCCAAAATTTGCTTTGTATCACCAGTGGCGTTTCCTAAAACTTGGATTGTACCACCAGATAACTCTGCTTGAACGGGTGAACCTTGGAAAATAGCTGACGCATTACTGGCAATGAAGTACATATTAGTGCTACCAGGGTTAGTGCCCCCCATAGCATTAATAGGCTTCAAGCCGAAAGATACGTTTGAGTTCGCCATTTATAGCTCCTATTAAGAATTAATTATTTGAGGAGTCACCACGACCCCCGAATGAAACTCTACTTTGACGATCATTTGTGATTGGCATCGAAGGATGCTGCTCTTTCATTAGATCGCTATCAACGGCAGTCATTTGTTCACGAGTTATTCCTCGAAAATAAGCATTCCTCTCCTTGACTGTTTCAAGAGGCATTCTGGCAAGCATTAATCCACCTGTTCCTATTACTCCTGCGTACTTCCCATCATCGATGGTCGGTAAGTCCCTTTCGGGATATTCATCTGCTCTAACTGGTTCCCACCCTTCCGTAATCTTTGCGTGGACGTTGACCTTATCATCATCGCCACGAGTAGCTATACGGATCCATCTGTGCTTATATCCCTCTGGAGGTTCAGGTGCACTTAACCTGCTTGGTGGTGCCCACGGCTTTCTGCGTGAAGTTTTTTCACGGGTCGTATCGTTTCTCGGTGTTCTATCTGTCATAACTTAGTCCTTCACATATTTTGCGTACTCTTCAAGAGGTACTCCTAATTTTTTAGCTATCGCTATCTGAGAAGGCGATAGTTTTACCGATCTACGCTTCTGCTGTGTACTACGAGATGCTGTGGAATTAGCAGAAGCAACTTGAACTCCACTACTCGTTTTCTGTTTTTCAAACTTATGAGGAAACTCTGTTCTCATGCGTCTATCAATCTCACTATAATACTCATCGCTTTCCGGGTCAAACCCTTCTTCTTGAATTAATTTATTATGCACTACAAAAGCAGCCTGTGTCATCACTTCATCGTCACCAAACCACTCATTTTTTTCTGCCCAAGTTTTTGCCTTTGGCGAAACTTGCTGTTGTGGTTGTGGCGTTTGTGCAACAGGTTGCTCAGCTTCGGGTTGATTTTTAGCCATATCTGATTGATTTTTAGCTAATCGATATCTCTCTTGTTCAATCGATATCTTTGATAAAGCCTTTTGAGCTTCAAACATTTTTTCGCTGTCACCTGCTTGGTGTGCTTCAGAATAGGCTCTTTTTGCTTGTTCCTCTTGAGACTCTAATCTTGTGCCATACTCTGACAGATAGCCTTGATCAAGGCTGTCCATTCTTTGCTTGAGTTGTTTGTTCTCTTCAAGAAGTTTTTGTGAGATACGAACAGCTTCTTCTCTATCTCGCTCCTCTTTGCGATATTTTTCTGTGAGCTTTTTAATTCTTGTTTGAACATTCTTACTGTAGCTCTCTAACTCGTCTTCTTTTTGTTCTTCTTTTGTCTCGGTTTGTTCTTCTTTTTGTTCCGTTTCGACAACTTCTACTTCTTGTGCTTGTTGTTCTTTTATAGAGGGTTCTGCAACTTCTACTTCAAGAACTTCTTCAACGACTTTTTCCTGTTCCATTTTATCTCCTAAACATTATAGACATCGTCGGGATGGTTGATAGTCGCAATAACTTCATCATCGTTAATAATACGAATTTCTCCACCATCTATTTTAAAACGTGCCCCCGCATATCTACCTATGCAAACCCAATCACCTTCTTTACACCAAGGCTCGGAGTCTCCAAATTTATCTTTATCCTTATAGGCTAAAGGGCCAACTCGTATTACATAAGAGACAACAGTGGCAAGAGCTTCTCTCTCAACAACATCATCTGGCATGTAAACACCCCCCTCAGTTTTTGATTTGCCTTTATAGGGCATAACAAGAACTCGCCAACCAGTTGGCTGCGGTAATCTATCTTTTAAGGGAATATCGGGTTTTTTCTCAGGGACTTTATAAAAGTCAGGAAGTAATAATTTGCTCGACATCTTCTACATTGTTCTCCAGCAGGGACTTAATTTCTTCTCTAGCAATCGAGAGTCCCCGTGCCTCTCCTACTAGATGTTGATACTGATTCCAATCTTTTATGTTTCCTAACACTAGATCTTGTGCAATATCTTTTTCTCTCTCCTCAAATTTATTATATAAATATTTTGCGAAGTCAACAACATCCATACATATACCCCTTAATTTTTTTCGAAGTGAGGTCCGTCTATGAACGGACGACGACCCTGAGAGCGACGTAGATCTATATACGCATTCATTGCTTCTTCGGCTGTGCCCTCCCAATCACGAAGGTCATCTATATGCCATGCGGCTCCCCACCTAATTTTTAAATCTGTTCTCACTGCTGCCTCTTTCATAGCATCCGCTATGTCATCATACACCTGGATTTCCCAACATGGCTCTCCATCTTGGTAAGCCATTAAATCGACAGCATGAGACACACCATCATCTTGTAAAAGGTGTTTTGAGTTCATCGTCTGGGATCTGCCGGATTTAAAAAGCTTCTCCTGTTCTTCGATATTACGGACTCCATAAATCACTCCGAAGTCGATTTTCGTCAGTTCAATAGCCTTTTTTACTGTTTCCACCAGTTGTTCGTCTACGCCCACCAGTTTCTGAAAGCTTCTCTGAGATAATTTGAACGGCATCTTCTTTCTCCTTTTCTTTGTGGACAAAATCAATCCACTCTTTGTTCATGTCATAGAAGTATTGACAATATTTACACCGCATACTTCCTTCGACGTTCTCCATGTCGTGCCCACATACATCGCACTTGATGGAATCTATTTCTTTTTCCTCATGTTAAACAACTTAGAGGCAGACCGTGTCGCAAAGCTCGCAGATACGATAGCTCCTAACGCGATCTGATACCACTGGGGCATACCCGCAAGAGCCTCAAACCCATCGGATACAATACCTCTGCCCCACGACCCACAAAAGCTTAGCACAAGAGGAATACTAAAAAGCAGGGTCAACCATTCGTCCTTCCATGAGGACTGCGATGCTCGCATCGCTGCAAGATCCCAATCAATCTCTCCAGTAGCCTCTTTCATACGAATAGTGGCTTCTGCCTTTTGTATAGCTGTCTTGCCCTCTAGATATGATGACGCGAGGCTACCAATAGAACCTATTAGTGTTTGTATCATTTCTTTTTGGGTCTTCCCCGTTTAGCAGGTTTTTTTTCATTACAGCCACAAGTATCACACCATTTACTTAAAATGGCACATACGAGCTTTTGAAACTCTTTAATCATTTCTTTTTACCTCTCTTGCCTTTTCTAAGTCCTTTAAAATCGGCTCCCGTTATTTTATTTCGTGGAGGAGCCACTCTTGCGATCTTCATTTGTTTAGGCGTTAGCTTTTTTCTTGCCATGTTTTTTCCTTAAACTTTGTTTCGCTTGCTTTGCTACATTAACAACTTGTGTTTTACCCATTACTTTCGCTCTTTGTTCCATAACTGTCAAGATTTGAATTTTTCGAGCATACGGCTTATTAATCTTCTTAACCTTCGCAGCAGTTCTCTTGGCATCTGCCACAGTGGCAAATCGAATAGGGACTGTATCCTTGGGATTTTCATCCGTATATAATCTTCTATCCGAGCCTTTTGGCTTCTTACCTGTTCCTACTTTTGGATCTTTTCTTTTTGTCATAGTCTTTAAACTTTTTGTTTTTCAACAAAGTTCCCAGTGATTTAGCTTGTTTTGCGTGTAGCTTAGACGCTTTTTTAAGACCCTTGACTACTTTTTTTACTCTTTTAACGTGCATGCTCTTCTCCTTTATCTTTTCTTCTGGCAAGCTGATTAAACCCAATGAAACTGCCGATCACACCCATATTTGATAATACCCAAATTTCCGCAATTCCGGAGAGATGTGAAATTCTATCAATAGGAACAAGTGGTGTCATGAGTACGACAATGAACAGTGTTACCGTTATGGCAGAAAACCATACAAGATAGCGTTGCTGATCCTCCTTCTTGTCTCTGTTCTCTAAGAGAACCATGCGTTCTCGCATAGCCATTTCTTGATCAGTTACCACTCCATCACCGTTTGCATCAGCTTTCTCCCAAACAGATCCTTTTTCTAGTTTTTTTTGTGCCATCTTCACCTCTTAAAACTATCGTTGAGAGAATCTACCACGCTGTCAATGTTTGGTGGGTCACCCCCTGGATCATATTTACACTGATACTCCACAGGGCATTGTCCCTCTACAACAAGAGTATAAGTGTCATTTGCTCCTTTGTATAGACAAACTTGCTGTCCATTCTTGGCTTTCCTTCTTTTGTAGCGTCTGCAAGTAATGTATTTAGGGTCTTCTCGCATACCCAAACGCTTCTCTTGCTCCCATGTCCAGTCACTAAACTTCTTCAAAAAGCATGTGTAGCAGTTTTTAATATTCTCCGATTGTGCTAAATATATCACGTTTCCGTCAGTGCAAAGCCACTCAAAGGTTTCTTGACCGCCCTCTTTACGGACGCATTTACTCGAACCACCCTCTGTCGAGTCCCATGAGGGAGTAGACGAAAAGACCAAGAAGACCAATGCCAACACTAAGAACAACAGTAAGTGCCACGATACCGATAATTTTCTCTCTAAATATCTTTTTGTCATATATCTCTTGTTGCCTACGTTTCCGTATCTGACCTTCCATCCTCAACAATTCGTCCCATGCAGCCGTTCCGTGGGTAAATTTTATAAACTGCTGTAACTCGTATCTCTGTTCTTCTAATCTCTTCTTAGCCGTAAACGCTTCTATCGCCTCTTGTTCTATTGACCCACCACTAAATACCTTACGAAACATAGTCGGATTCTTTGCAGACTTGTGTGCTGCATCAACATCACTAACCGCCCCCATCCATCTAGAGAGGTCTTGACTCATACTTTCAAGATCACGGCCCGCCTGAAACGCCCGCTTAATCCCATTAAAAGCGGTGCTTGCCGTGGCAACGGCAGCCGAGATCGTAACGGGATCGAACATTTTAGCCTCTTCGTTGTGCCGACTGTCTTTGTACGTCTATACGTTCTCTATTTACTTCGTTTCGATTTTCAGCGACTTCTTCTTGCAATTCTAATCTTGCAGAGTCGGTGGCAGCTTTCTGTTGCAGTTTCATCTGCTCAAGCTGTAGTTTCGCTTGCTCTAATTCAGCATCGTTACTCGCCTGCTGTTGGCGTATAGCAAGTTCTTGCATTCGTATCTTCACGAGTGGATCTTCCTGCACCTGTTGTGGTGGAGCGACAGCAGCCATGACCTCATTCATTAGCTGTACTTCCATTTGAGCAACTCTATCCTCCACAGAGGCAGGGTCATTTGCTCCTTGTTCTAATGCCCCCATAAACTTCTCTCCAGTGATGGGGTCAATCATACCCTCTTGTACGCCCGTTTCAAGTCTCTCGGCAGAGTTTGTTATCTCTTCTTCTACCATGCGTCTTGCTTCAAAGGCTATGTGCTCTTGTAAGTGAGCATAGAACGTCCCCATAACCGTGGGGGATGTAGCTACTAACGGAGTCTTCATAAACGTCGTGTGCACCAAAATATGAGCCTTGTGGCTTTGCTCTGGAAAAACCGTTAGTAGTTCACCCGACAGTGCTTTTGCATTCTCTATAGCAGGATCTGTCGGTTGAGGTTGCTTTGCGGGAGGCAGTATCTCCTCGATGTTCTGTACTTCTAGTGCTTGATACATACGTCTGTATGCTGCGTTCAAGTCGTGCATCTGAGGATTTGATTGAGCTAGTTGTAGCTGTGTCTGAGCTAATGTAACCCTCTGAGCCATAGAAAAGATGTTTGGGTCGCTGACGGGCAGAATATCCACTCTAGCGTCGAAGTCTGCCATCTTTACTTGCTGTTGTGCCCCTGCGACCTCATACGGATACAAGGGAGGAAGATTCTCCGCAAAAATGGTAGAAAGCAGTCTGAGTTCCGTTTTCTGTGCGTAGTGAAGCCGTTTGTGAATTGCCGACATGACCTTCATACCACGTTCTAACAGAGCCACAGTCGTGCCCACAGGGGCGTTCTTTTGCCCTCCCTCGCCTATCTTGGCATCCGCAATAGACACAAAACGTCTACCGCTCTCTACAAGAGAGCCTAGAAGACTTG